CCTATTCAAAAGAAAGCATTAGATTTCCCTGCATTAGAAAATACAGAAGTTACATATTTTGACATTGAAGTTGAATATCCAACAACTACTTCTGTCCTTGAGCAATACTTAAAAGATTCATTAGGACTACCTGCTAATCATGTAGTAGTTAGAAAACCTGGTGATCCTTTAGTTGCTATACAAGAAGAACCTAAAGCAAATGGAGATAAGAAAGCAAATTTAGAAAGTGACTATCCTAAAAGTGATTCTGCCGCAACAAAAACAGCAGGAGATTCAAGAGTAATGGAACTACTTAAAGAATTAGAAAAAGTTAGAAAAGATAGAGATGCACCTGATGCCGCTAAAGATGTTAAAGTTAATCCAGAAGGCAATAAAGGAATAATGGAGAAATAAAAATGGATATTAGTGATTTTAATATTAGAAAACATATAGAAAAGATAGACAAGATTCAAACTAAAGAACAGTTGAAAGAAGAAGCCGACAAAGCAAATATAAAAGAAGCGGCTCAAATTTCTATTGCTGGCGACTCTGCAGACGAAGTTAATAACTTAATGCAAATTTTTAGAAATGCAGGTGTACAAGCTCCAGCTTCTATGTCACCTTGCGGAACAGAAGTTACACCAGATATGATTAATCAAGAACCAAAAGCTGATGAACCAGAAACTGGTGATGAAACATTAGATAAAATTTTAAGTCCTGAAGATGAAGTAGCTTCAGAAGAAAAACAAGACGAAGTACCTGGTCAAGCAAGTACTACACCTGATCCTAAATATCAAGATGCAAATTATATGACAAAAGATATTGCAGGTGGTATTAATAAAGCTAAAAAAACATATCCTAAAGTATCAGATGGTGATAATCCAATGGCAGTCAAAGAAAGACTTATTTCGGAGTACCAAATGTTTAAAAATAAAACAGAACCTTGTGGAACTGTAGTTACTGACGATATGATTAATCAAAAATCAACGAAATAGACCCCCGAATATAATATTTCCTCCCCATAATCCACAATAAATACTGTTATGACAATGAGAAGTTTGGACGGTGTGTTAACTAAAAAGGCACATTTAAAAGAAAAATATACAGAAGAACAACTAAATGATGTCACTAAATGTGCAGATCATGACTTAGGATATAAAGTTTTTGCTAACAATTTCTTTTATATTCAACATCCTGTAAGAGGTAAATTATTATTCCAGCCTTTTGAATATCAAGACAAACTATTACAAAGTTATCATTTACATAGATTTAATGTTAATATGTTACCTCGACAATGTGGAAAAACTACTTCAGCCGCTTGTTATCTATTGTGGTATGCAATGTTTCATCCTGATCAAGTAATATTAATTGCCGCACATAAATTTGCAGGTGCTCAAGAAATTATGCAACGTATCCGTTATGCATATGAATTATGTCCAGATCATATTAGAGCAGGGGTAATAAATTATAATAAAGGGTCAATGGAATTTGATAATGGTAGTAGAATAGTAAGCACAACTACAACTACAAACACTGGAAGAGGTATGGCAATTTCATTATTATATTGTGATGAGTTTGCTTTCGTAAATGCAGGAATAGCCAGAGAATTTTGGACTTCAATTTCTCCAACATTAGCAACAGGAGGTAAAGCAATAGTTACATCAACACCTAACTCTGATGAAGATGTATTTGCAACATTATGGAAACAATCTCAAGACAAATTCGATGAAAATGGTAATGAATCAGAATTAGGTTCTAATGGTTTTTATGGTTTTACTGCTGGATGGGATGAACATCCTGAACGTGATGAAGTTTGGAAACAACAAGAATTAAGTAGAATAGGTGAAGAAAGATTTAGACGAGAGTACGGTTGCGAATTTTTAGTTTATGAAGAAACTTTAATTAATAGTATTTTCTTATCAACGTTAGAAGGTAAACAGCCAATATTTAATATGGGGCAAACACGTTGGTATGAAAAAATTAATAAAGAAAGCACTTATGTAATAGCATTAGATCCTGCAATGGGTACTGGTGGAGATAATGCCGCCATTCAAGTTTTTGAATTACCATCCTATAACCAAGTTGCAGAATGGAAACATAATACAACTGCTATACCACAACAAATTAGAATTCTAAAAGACATAGCAAATTATATTAAAGATGAATCAGAAAATCCTAATGGTTCAAATATATATTGGAGTGTAGAAAATAATACAATAGGCGAGTCAGCATTATTAGTAATTCAAGACTTTGGTGAAGATTCTATACCAGGTATGCTTGTAAACGAACCTATTAGAAAAGGTCATATTAGAAGATTTAGAAAAGGATTTAATACAACTCATAAAACTAAAGTTGTTGCCTGTGCAAGATTAAAATCAATGATTGAAAGAGGTAAGATGAAAGTTAATAGTAAGCCTCTAGTTAGTGAACTCAAATCATTTATAGCATCTGGTGTTACTTACAGAGCTAAAACAGGTGAGCATGATGACCTAGTTAGTGCATCATTATTAGCTATGAGAGTTATTCAAGTACTGAAAGATTGGGATCCTAAAATATATACGTCTTTCAGTCAAGCAGATGAAGATACTACAGAGAGGGTCATACCACTACCAATTTTTGTTAGCCACGTTAATTGATAAATACTGCATATGAACACAGAAGCAATAGCAAACGATTTATTCAACAAAGTTAGAGGTCGATTCCCTGCTGTTACGTTAGGGGATAAAGAAGGCAATGTGACTAATGAGCCTACACAGGCCCGTTATTTTGACTTTGATTTTAAGGAGGCAGGAAAATCGTTAGGAAAGGTAAGTATTAGTATAGACGAGAAAGATGGTCTTGTAATACTGCATAATACGGATTTTATAGAAAATTCCGACGAGGCAGTAAAGCATAAATGGTTTGAATTTCTTAAAGAATTGAGAAATTTTGCTAAAGCTAGAATGCTTAATTTTGATACAAGAGACATTACAAAGAGTAATCTAGAAAAAAGAGATTATGATTATTTGAGTCAAACTCGTAAAGAAGAAGGAGAAAGTGTGAGCGAATCTAATATATACGGAACAACAAAAACTAGTTTTCAACCTATTGGAAAAGCACGTTTAGTTATTAAACATTCTGCCCCAGTAGACATGACAGTTGCTGGTGGAAGATCTCACAGAATAGAATCTATATTCATAGAAAGCCCTACAGGAGAAAGATTTAGATATCCTCTTAAACATCTTAATGGTGCTAGAGCAATGGCACAACATATTTCCAATGGTGGAGTTCCTTATGATGACTTTGGAAAACATATTTCAGGATTAAGTGAAGAACTTAATCAACTTAAAAAATTTAAATCTTATATAAATCGTTCAGCTGTAATGGCAGAAGGACTTTCAGGCTATCTAAGTATTGTAGATGAAAGAATAGAAGAAGTTAAAAATTCCTGCCAAAAATTACAAAGAAGTTCTTATTATAATAACGCTGTTAAAGACTTTGTAGCAAGACAATACGAAGAAGTACCAGAAGAACTTAAACAAAATTGGATAGACGAATTAACAATTAAAACTTTTAAAGAAGAATTAGAAGATGTATTTCCTTACATATACAAACTAATAGGTGAGAAAACAAAAACTCAAGAAGTTACAGCAGAAGATTTTGAAGAAGCAGGATATCAAGGAGAAGTAGAACCACATATGCATCAATTTGATTTATCAGGTGACTTTGATCAAGAAAGAGGTGTATCAGATATTGACGCACAACAAATTCAAAAACAATTAGCAGATTCAGGTATTACAGCAGAAGTTCATACAGACGAAATGAATTTTAAAGGTGTTCATATTCACACAATGTCATCTAGAGAAGAAGTAGAGAAAGCATTAGGTGACATAGTAGAACGTATTGGCGGTATAGAAGATTTTGAAAAAATAATGAGTACTATTGTAGGTGAAGCAGAAAATGGTTTATTTTCATCTGATCCAACAGAAGCCAAACAAGCATTAGTAAAATTAAACAATTTAATGGGACGACATTTTCCTGCAGGAGTAAATGGTGTTAATGGTGTAGAAAGTTTACAAGGCGTTATAGATGACAAAGAACTAAACGACCAAATAGTTTCAATGGGTAGAGAAGATAGTGATGCCTGCATTAGAGGAACAATATTAAATTATATCAAAGACAAAAGACCAGACATGGCTAATAGTATTAATACAGGTGATATGGAACCAGAAGAAACATTGACTTGGGAAAATATTAAACCTTATGTATCTGTACAAAGAGATGATAAAAATAAAGTTCAATATCATGTATTAGACAAAGATGAAAAAGATATATTTGTAACACATGATTCTAAAGAAGCAACACAATTTTTAAGAAAAAATTGGAAAGATTTAAGACAAGGTACAGCAAAACCAGAAATGCCAGCGGGTTGGGAAGATGACGATAAAGGTGTTGCTGTTATGAAAGGCCCAGATGGCAAAATTAGTTTAGAACCAAAAACTGATGAACCAGAAGAAGAACCAAAAGAAGATCCAAAAAATTTAGATGAATATATAAAAAGCTTCTTTGATTATACAACTAATAGTTTTCCAAAAGGAGAAACAGGTCTTTTGACATCAGTGCAAAAGAAATTTGGTGATGAACACGTAAGAAATGCTGAAGCTATAATCCAAAAATTAATGTTGGGCAAAGATAAAGAAATTAATAGAATAAAAAAATTAGCCGGCGTATAATCCTAAACAACTATCCAAAAAAAATACTTGACTAAATAAAAAAGTTAATATAGTATTGACATTATGTTCGTCTTGTGCTACATTAACAATAAGGCACAATTAACAAAGGCTAAAAATAGGAGGCTTAATTATGGCAACATTAGCAGACATTCGTGCTAAACTTAAAGAACAAGAAGCACGTTCAGGCGGAAGCCGATCAGGCGGGGACAACGCCATTTTTCCATTTTGGAATCTAAAAGAAGGAGAGCAGGCAACTGTTCGTTTCTTGCCGGATGGAAATAAAGAAAACACTTTTTTCTGGAAAGAGCGATTGATGATTAAATTGCCCTTTCAAGGAGTCAAAGGTGATACAGACTCAAAACCAGTACAGGTACAAGTACCATGCATGGAAATGTATGGAGAATCTTGTCCTATACTAGCTGAGGTTAGAGGTTGGTTTAAAGATCCTAAATTAGAGGATATGGGAAGAAAATATTGGAAGAAAAGATCTTATATCTTTCAAGGTTTTGTCGGAACAAATCCTTTAAACGAGGAAACTACACCAGAAAATCCAATTAGAAGATTTATAATTGGACCACAAATTTTCCAAATTATCAAGGGTGCATTAATGGATCCTGATATGGAAGATTTGCCAACTGACTCAGTCAATGGTGTTGATTTTAGAATAATCAAAACTAGTAAAGGTGGTTACGCAGACTACTCAACTTCATCTTGGTCAAGAAAATCTAGACCGTTATCTGAAGAAGAAACTAAATCAATTGAACAAAACAATTTGTTTAATTTGAGTGATTTCCTTCCAAAGAAACCATCAGAAGTTGATGTTAAGGTAATCAAAGAGATGTTTGAAGCATCTGTGGATGGCGAAGCATATGACCAAGAAAAATATGGTCAATACTTTAGACCAGCAGGTATTGGTTCTAGAACAGGAGATCCTGTAGCAGTTCCAAAATCAAACACACCGGCTCCTGAGAGCAACAAAACTCAGGAAACATCTACGGCTAATACTAGTTCTACTAAATCATCACAGCAGAATAGTAAGGCTGAAGACATACTGGCAATGATAAGAGCAAGACAACAAAAGTAGTATGAAATTTATGGTGGGGATTTAATTCCCCACCGTAGTTAGGAATTAAAAATGGCAAACAAAGCATTTGACGTATCAAAGTTTAGAAAAAGTATAACAAAGAACATTCAAGGACTAGGCATAGGTTTTACCGATCCAACAGATTGGATATCTACAGGTAACTTTGCATTAAATTATTTAATATCAGGAGATTTTAATAGAGGTATCCCATTAGGAAAAGTAACTGTATTAGCAGGTGAACCACAAGCAGGTAAATCTTATATAGCATCAGGTAACATTGTTAAAGCGGCACAAGAACAAGGAATTTTTGTAATTTTAATAGATTCAGAAAACGCTTTAGATGAAAAATGGCTACAAGCATTAGATGTAGATACAGATGATAAGAAACTTTTAAAATTAAGTTTATCTATGATTGATGATGTAGCAAAAACTATATCAACATTTATGAAAGATTACAAAGAACAATATTCAGAAAATAAAATAGATGCACCAAAAATTTTATTTGTAGTTGATAGTTTAGGTATGTTATTAACACCTACTGATGTTAAACAATTTGAAGAAGGCGATATGAAAGGTGATTTAGGACGAAAAGCAAAATCATTAACAGCACTTGTAAGAAATTGTGTTAATATGTTTGGTAGTTGGAATGTAGGACTTGTTGCAACAAATCATACTTATGCATCACAAGATATGTTTGATCCGGATGATAAAATATCAGGCGGACAAGGATTTATATATGCATCAAGTATTGTAATTGCAATGAAAAAATTAAAATTAAAAGAAGATGAAGATGGTAATAAAATAACAGATGTACGTGGTATACGAGCATCTTGTAAAGTAATGAAAACAAGATTTGCTAAACCATTTGAAGCAGTACAAGTTAAAATTCCATATGATACAGGAATGGATCCATATAGTGGATTAGTAGACTTATTTGAGAAAAAAGGTCTTTTAGTTAAATCAGGTAATAGATTAAAGTACGTAGATTCTAAAGGAAAAGAGTACTTAGAGTATAGAAAAGCATGGTCCGGAGATAAATTAAAGATGTTAATGGATGATTTTGACGCTATGCAAGATAATCCAACAGCAAAAGAAATTGACGACGAAACGGAGTAAACTATGCTAGACGCTAACAAAGTAATAGAACTATGGCAGTTCTTTAAAGAATATCTAGATCAAAAACAAATAAAAATAATTGCAGAAAAATACGTTGATTTATTAGCAGACTACGGAGTTTCAGATGTAGAATTACAAGATGCAATAGGTCATGATGACGATTTAGATGAAGCTATAAATTATTATTTAGATGTAGATAATGAGGATAAACACGACGACGAATTAGAGGATTATTAATGTCAAATTGGTACACAATAATATCTAGAGACGTTGGAAAAATACCAGAAGCTATTCAACATTTTGAAACTGAATTACAAAGTGCAAGATATGAAATAAAAATTAAAGGTAGTGTTGAAAAACAATCAGCAGAGTTACCTGGTGTAGTAGAAAATAGATTTCATCAATTACAAGAAATAGAAGCAATATTAGAATATTTAAACATAGAATTAAGAAGATTAAGAAGCAAATTTTTCAAAAAATATTTAGAAAATTATCAAAGAGCACTATCTAGTAGAGACGTAGAAAAATATGTAGATGGTGAGCCAGACGTTGTAGACTACGAAAAAATTATTAATGAATTCGCGTTATTACGCAATAAATGGTTAGCTGTTACTAAAGGTTTAGACCAAAAACAATGGCAATTAACTAACATTGTCAAATTAAGAGTAGCAGGTATGGAAGACGCTACCATATAATAAATCCTCTCTAACATCCTTCAAATAAATATTACAAAATAGCCATGAATGAATTTAAATTACCAAAATTAGAAGGTAACAAACCTGTAGGACCAGATATAATCTATTTTAGTTGTGATCCTAAATATTGGCATGAGTATGGTTTTTATCTAGCTAAAAGTACTATACATTTTAATCCTGATATTTTTTTACATATTCATATTTTATATAATAATAAAATAATTCTTTAAGTAAAGAAAAGATGACTCAATTACATAAGAATATTATTATTACTAGTATAGGGCATTTTTTAGTTCATTCTATAATGATGATATTACCTGCTATACTGATTTTCTTAGAAAAAGAATTTTCAATTTCTCTTATTGCACTTGGCCAATTGGTCACTATTCAAGTTCTTTTTCTTGGTCTTGGA